GAATTAGAGCCCGATGCGCGTGAATTGTACGAAGCCCTGACAGGTAATACTGTTCAGGAAGTGGGGTTCTGTCTGCACGACACTGTGAACGCAGGTTGTTCGCCAGACGGATTAGTGGGGGAGGACGGAGGGCTAGAAATCAAATGCCCTGCCCCTGCTACGCATGTGGAGTGGGTGAAGGCAGGAGTATTACCTTCTAAGCACTTGCAGCAGATCATGGGATGCTTGTGGGTCACAGGCCGTCAGTGGTGGGACTTTATGTCCTATCACCAGACCATGAAACCTTTGATCGTTCGTGTTGAACGCGATGAGGAGTACATAGCAGCATTGGCAGAACATGTAACCAATGCAGCGTTAAAAATCAAACAAGATGTTAACCAATACTTTCAGTAGGAGAATACGATGAGTGATTACGATGATACAAACCGTGGCGCGCTGTTCAAGAACGAGCGCAAAGAGATTGAGACGCACGCTGACTACAATGGCACGATCAATGTAGGTGGTCAGGAATACTGGCTGAACTCGTGGCTCAAGGAATCTAAGAACGGAAAGAAGTACATGAGCCTGTCGGTTAAGCCGAAGGATGTTCAGTCTGCACCCTCCCCTAAGGTGGAGGTTGCTTCAGAAGATATGCCCTTTTAATTTACTGGGGGCGCAAGCCCCCTTATCCTTGGAGGATGATATGCCATTTTTTAATTCGCGAAAGACTGAGCAAGAAGAACAGACTCATAGTAGTAAATCAAGTTACGCGCCAGAAGGTATGCAGAGAATTAGTGTCAACCTAATGGACGAGACCTATAAGAAAGTCCAGTTTAAAAAAATTGAGTTAGGTAAAAGCGCAACAGATATTATTGAAGAGTGCTTGGCTCTAGGCATGGATGCTCTTGAACCAAAGGACAGGATGACAGCAGAAAAGCATAAGTCGTTGATGGATGACATCGCTAAATCTCAGTCGCCACAAGAGCCTACACTTAGCTACACTATAGAAGACAGCAAGCCCGTTAAACCGAAAAGTGTTTTATCCAACAAAGCAAAACCTTCGTATGTGATAGAAACAGATTTTGCTGCGCCTCGCACATTTTCTTCAAAGCCGAGCAGCTTGCGTCAGCTTATGCGTCCAGTAGTGAAGAAGATGAAATCGGGCGACTCTATTCTTGTCAATACTATGGCAGAGCGTCAGCGTTTTACGGATTTAGCAAAGTCTATGAAAAAGAAACCATCGACTCGAAAGCTAAGTGATGGCGATGCTATAACTTTTCGTTGTTGGATTGTGTGAGGGGAATTACATGCCTATTCATATAGGTAGGGCAATCAGAACTGCTCATGCCATCGCGGGTATTAGACATATTAAAGTAGCCCAACAGATAGGGGTGAGTGCAGCTAACTACTCGCACTCACTTACCCAAAAGGGTATGCAGGTTAAACGCTACAAAGAAATATGTGACGCGCTTGGCATGAGTATGGATGATGTATTTAAAATAGGAGAAGAGTATGCTGACGGCGACTCAGAGTAACCAACAAGTCAGAGATAGGTTAGAAAAAGATTTGGAGTTGTTCTTCAGCAAGGGCGGGGAAGTTAGACACTTCCCTCCCTGCACCTACTCCAATCAAGTGCTAACAGAGAAGCAGCGGTTTGATGCTCGTTTCGGTCAGAGGGGGAAGAAATGACGGATATAAATCAGGGGGATTTCTGGGTCGTAGATGACAGGCGTTCGCTTGAAGCCTTCATCAAGATGATGACTCAGATGTACGAGGAGAAGAAATATCTAACACTCAAGATCAAGGGTGGCAAGACTAGAACCTCAGCTCAAAACAACGCACTGCATGTGTACTGCCGACTACTAGGCGAGAAGCTTAACGAGTCAGGACTAGACATGAAGAAGGTAATCAAACAGGAGGTAGACATCCCGTGGTCTACTTCCTTGGTGAAAGAATACTTGTGGAAGCCCGTGCAAACTGTTGTAACGGGCGAGGAGTCTACCGCGAAGGTCGCTTCAGAGGATTACCATAGGGTGTACTCTGTGCTTAGTAGACACCTCGGCGAGAAGTTTGGTGTGCATGTAGAGTTTCCGAGCAGAAAACCATGATACTATTCCAAGAGTTCCAAGACGCACTCGAAGAAGCCAAATGGTGTGCTGATAATGAACAGCAAGCCTACGCGATTGTCGTTTGTAAGACTGGCTTTCGAGTTAGTAGGCTGTCTAGAATGTACCAATACAAAGGCATAGTGTTAGAGATCGGACACCGTGAGGACACATCATGAATGACAAAATGCAGTACGATCCACCAGAAGACGTTAAGGCTGTGGCTAATACATATCCGGTTAACTCTAAGCTGTTTAGCATCGCGTTACTCAAGCTGCGCTACGATAAAATGAATACTGCTAGCCAGATCCGAGCCGAGAAGACCATGTTCGCATTGCTTCACGAGAGAAACTGGGATGTTAAGAGCGATTAATAGGCGCGTAAAGCGCAAGTCTAAACCCAAGACTAAGACTTCGGCACAGCTCAAGCAGGAATGCTACAGGGCTATACAGAAGCTCGCTAGGATAGCTGCGGCAGATGATCAAGGGTACTGTAGCTGTGTCTCCTGCGGCGTTACCAAGCACTACAAGGACATGCAGGGTGGACACTTTATCCCCAAGGGCAACTCGTCTTACTGGGCATTAGAGATAGAGAACATCCATCCTCAATGCGCAGGGTGCAACATGTGGGGGATGAGGCATGGTTCTGCTGCTCAAGAGTATACGATGTGGATGGAAGACATGTACGGAAGAGACTTTGTCAAGGACATGATTGCTAAAAAGTCGTCCCCTGTTAAGAGATACAAGGCAGACTACGAGCAACTGTTGGCAGAGTTTACCGAGCTTATCCGTAAGCACGAGAGGAGGGTCGGATGAGCAGACCTCATTACGAAAACCGAAAATCATTGCAGAAAGAACACGCTCTGGCACAAGGTTTAGAAAAGCGATGGGAATGCAAGCTGAAAAAGCTGCCTATAAAGTACATGCTAGACTATGCGGTATGGAAAAATAGACAAATATCTGCATGGGTCGAGCTTAAATGCCGCACAGTTACCTTTGAACAATACGATGAGTACATGATATCTCTCGCGAAGGTGATGGCAGCCAAAGAATTATCCCGTAACACCGGATTGAAATCTTTTCTAGTGGTGCAGTGGAGCAACAAGACAGCATTTCTTCAGTTAGATAACGCTGATTATGAGCTAAGAATGGGAGGCCGCAAAGACCGCAACGATCCCGATGACATAGAGCCTTGCTGTTACTTTAAATTAACAGACTTTACCGCTTTGGAGTTATGAGTATGGACGAAGAAATCTACATAGAGATGGTGTCCTCTGACGAGGCATACGAGTGGCTGAATGACATGGTGCAAACCCTTGAGGGGCATGACCGTGATGTCATAGGGACGATAGCGTTGATGCTTGAAGACCTAACAGAGTTCGTAAACAAGAACGACTTCATGAAGAAGCACTTCATGCAGTTCATTGAAGACAAACATGACAGCGAGGAGTTACTACATTGAGCGCAACAGACCATCAAGTAGCGGGCGACCACTACAAGAAGCTAAAGATTCAACCTATTGAATACATCCTCGCGAATGAGATGCAGTTCTGTGAGGGAGCTATTATCAAGTACATCTCTCGATGGAGAGACAAGGGTGGGATAGAAGACCTGCGGAAGATCAAACACTTCTGCGACTTCTTGATTGAGAACGAGGTTACGGAACAACCCCTCGCTGACATGAGCGAGAGGCGCGTCCCTAAGTTTTAGTCTTTCTCTCTTTCCAAGAAGGCTTCTGCTCCACCACCAAACAGGTTGTACATCGCCCGCCCAATAAGCGGGAAGCTTCTTCCGGTTTTTGCGGGGACTCCCTCTCCAGATAATATACCGCCACCTGCCGCGAATAAATCTTTTCCAAGATTGGCAAGGGCGGTGGTAGGGGGAGAGACTGTCTCCTGTACAAGCCCAACAAAGTCACCGCTCTTTAGATTGTTTTCTACAGCGTACCGTGAAGTCATAGCTGTCATCATTAACTGGTCAATAAAATTATCAGGTACGCGAGAAATGTCAAAGTCCCTGCCCTGCATCCAGTTCTTCGCTTCCTGCACCGTGGCGTTACCCATTGTGACTATTCCAAGATACGATGCAGTAAGCTTTGCCGCTTCAGTATAATTTCCTTTCTTTAACTCATCGCCAATGCTGTTGCGGATCATGTCTAGCTGTTTGATGCCGAAGCTTTTTAGGTTATAGAACACCCTGCCGTTTGGCACTTGCAAATACTTGAGAGGCATTTCTAGGAGAGAGATTGGCTGATGTCCTGAT